CACTAGCACCTGAGTCACCTCCGGGAAGATTATTAAAACCTCTACCTAAACCACCTGCTCCACCTGCTCCACCTGCGTGTCCTGCTACTTGTGTTTGCTGTTGAGATTGTTGTGGAAATTGCCTTGAAATGTTATAGCCTATTTTCTGACCAAAGTTTTGATTTTCCATAGTCTGACCAGCAGGATTAGAGCTTACTTGATTACCTCTTATATAAGTATTATTGCCTTGTGTGTAAGAAGTCGCATTAAATCCTAGTTGAACTAAAGTCGGATTAGAACCATATTTTGCTCTAGAAGCTGTTGTATTACTCACAGAAGAACCTAAAGTCGTACTTGATTGTCCTCCTTGAGCATTAACTTTAAACCATGCCATATTATTAGCATTAAAACCGGGGTTTTCTTGACCAGTGGTTTGAGACTGTTGCTGTTGTTGTAAAGCACCACCTGCTCCACCTCCACCACCACCAGCACCTCCACCACCACCTGCGAGGATACTTCCGTTATTAATAAAAGTACAAGCAACTGCAGCCTTCATGGCATCGCCACCAGCAGAACCATTAGAACCTGTACCACCATTAGCACTACCTGCTCCACCACCTGCACCACCTGCTCCTATAATGTTTCCATTGTTTGTAATAGTAATAGTACCATCACCACCTGAATCTACTTCCAAAGCATATTCTGAAGTGTTATTTGTTCCTAATGTCACATCTGAAGGTATGACAATATTCTTAGGATAGTCTAGCTGATAATCGTTTGTACCAAATAAATCTGAAACATCTTGGTCTGTAGCATCACTGGAGTATGTAAAGCTAAAACTTTTAGCAGTTCCATAATAGTCGCTTACATCTAAAGCACCACTTGTAGGTACTGGAGCTGCATCATTGACACCCGGATTAGTAGGATGTTTAGCTAATATGTTACTACCACCCCTATAAAGGTCGCTTAAACTAACAGCACTACTACCACCAACAAATTCAGTTCTTAGTGCAGAAAGAGATAAAGATTGTCCTGATGAAGGTATTGCCATCTATCGTGCCTTTAACTCCTCTATTTCATTTTTTAATTCTTTTATAGACTCAATAAGAACAGCACATATTTTACCATAGTCTACTGATTTAGTTTGCATTTCATCATCTGCTGTTAAAACAACTTCAGGTAAAACACTTTCTATTTCTTGTGCTATCACACCAACCTGAGTTCGTGCATCGGCTGTATCATTTCTTTTATAATAAACACCTTGCATATGCATAACCTTAGACAAAGCATTATCTATATTTGTTATATCTGTTTTTAATCTTCTATCTGAAAAGGCAGTTACATCGTTATTAAATGTTGCAGCTCCTGCCGCAGACATATCAAGTGTAAGAGCAGTTATATCAGCACCACCGTCAGTTCCCTTAAATATAATATCTGCATCATTGGCAGCATTATCAATAGTTATCGTACCACTAGTAGTTGATAGAACAACAGCCGCATCACCTGCTGTCAAATTATCAGCGGCTAAAGAACTAGCTCCAGCAGGGTCTGCAAAAGCAATATCAGTTCCATCCGATGTTAATACTTGATTAGCACTACCCGGACCTATGACAGAGGGGTCTCCACTAGCATCACCTATTATTAATTTACCTCTAGCGATACCTGCCATTTTTGCTAGTGTTACTGCATTGTCAACAATAGAAGCTTCTACTACAGCATTGGCAGCTAACTCGTCTGCTCCAACTGCATCATCAGCTAACATAGAATTTTCTACTGCTCCAGCACCAATTGTAACTACTCCAGCATTTGTCATCGTTACATCGCCTGATAACGCTGCCGCTGTAAAACCTGTTCCGTCTCCTATAAGTATTTGTGTGTTTGTAACGGCTTTAGCAGAAACAACACCAGAACTGTTAGCATCCCTTACTAAGACTGTATTTGCAGCTTGATTGGCTATCTTGGCTAAAGTTACATTTGCATCTACAATAGAAGCAGTGACAACTGCACTTGAAGCTAATTGGTCTGCTCCAACTGCATCATCAGCTATCTTTGCTTGAGTAACATTATCATCTACAATAGAAGCAGTCACCACAGCATTTGCTGCTAATTCATCTGCACCTACTGCATCATCGGCTAACATAGAGTTTACAATATCACCTGCACCAATAACAAGGTCTATTGTATTATCGGCATCTTGATATGTTGCAGTTATACCTGTTTCAGTATTAGAACTAAACATTGCACCGACTGTGTCAGATATAGTCTCTGCAAGTGAAACACCACCTACAGTGATTGCATCTGCTTCTAATGTTCCATCAAAGTCACCATCTACAGCATCTATGTTACCTTTAAATATAGTAGCACTTACTGTACCTGTACTTGGATTGTAGGTTAAATCACCGTCAGATTCTAAACCTATATTACCACCATCAACATCACCACCTGAAGTAAATATAACTGCATTTTCTTCATTAGTACTTTCATTGTCTGAAATTGTAACAGTCGTTGCAACTGCTGCCGTAGTAGCATTAGTAACTGTTACTCCTGCAATTACTGTATTTAGTGCAGTGCCACCCACTGTAATTGCATCTGCTTCTAGTGTTCCATCAATATCTGCATCGCCACTAACGTCTAGTGACCCTGCATCTAATTCACCTGTAAGAGTTATGTTTCTAAAAGATGCTACGTCTTTGTTTGCATCTGCTGTAACTACCTTACTCGCAACAACTGTACCTACAGAAGCACCTGTGTCACTGTAGTTAAGTTCTGCAGCAGTAGAAGTTACATTCGTGCCACCAATATCAAGTGTAGTCATGGATACTTCACCTGCTACTGTTACTACACCATCTGCTACAGTTATAAGGTCTGTATCGTCTGTGTGACCTATCGTTGTTCCGTTTATAACAACATCATCTATATCTAAAGAACCACCTGTAATTAAACCTGTAGTTGTTATTGTAGATGACCCTGTATCAATAGTACCAAAGCCACTTGTAATACTACCACTATTTAATGCACCTACTGTTGTAGCTGCTGTAGTTACAAGATTAGGCATTGCAGTTATTTCATCATCAAAGTAAGCTGCTAAATCTGTTACTGCTACCTGAACCATAGTTCCGTTGTCATTTAAAACAACTCTATCTGCATCGGCTACTGTTGTTGATGTAGCACTTGTGTCTCCATCTAAAATATTTACTTCTGCTGTGCTTACAGTAAGACCATCAAGAACTTCTAATTCTGCTTCAGATATACCAGCACTACCTATTGTTAATGTTCCTGATATATCTACATTACCATTTATGTCAATAGTTGTTGCAGCTATCTGTATTTCTGTGTCAGCTACAAGGTCAAGCTGTCCATCGGCACTTGAATTGATGTATATAGCTGTATCTCTGAATTGTAACTTCTCTGTAGAAGCAATAAGTATGTCATCACTAAATTCAAAATAGTCCTCGTCTTCCATCCATTTCATTACACCGTCATTTGTCTCGCCATCAAATGTAATAGTTATATCTGTACCTGCTGTACCTGCTCCAAATGTAAGTACATTACTAAGTAGTTTAGTAACTGCTCCACCTTCACCTGCTGTACCATCGTGTGAATGTCCTGTACTTGCAGCGAAGGCAGCTAATAACTGATTAAACTCATTATTAGTATGAGCTGCAGTTATTACGTCTCCATCTGTATACGAGGACTGTCTTGTATATGTATCACCCATTAACGTCTAGCTCCTAACTGATATTCTAACTGAAAACCTTTAAGTGAATAAGGTGCAGTTTCACCACCATCATTTACTCTTAATGCTATAGCGAACCCTGAACCCTCTACTGCCTGCCTAACTAGTGGCTGCGATGCACCACCATATGTAGGTGTTCCATAAACTGATGTGCCATATATAGCAACAACATCTTCTGAATCTAATGGATAGGCTGAAGGTCTTGGCGAATCCTTATCTTCATAATCATATCTAACAAACAAGTCAGCATCTATTGCTGCTTCAGGTTTATAGTTTACTATAACCCTTTGCATATGCTTTCTTATTCCCGGGTCATTAAATGTTAAGTCAGGACTTCTATAACGACCTAGTATTGTTGTACCATCAAAGGTATTACCTGATTCCTGTCTATATATGTACCCTGTTGAGTATGCACCATGTAAAACTATTACATTACCTTCTGATACAAAACTATCTGTGCACGCAGGTCTTATGCCTACTATTTCAGAGAACTCAAACTTAGTTCCTTTGAGTACACATATAACACCTTTAGTTTGATTCTCACCAACACTTGATTTAGTAAAGAATATTCTGTATTGTGTCTTATCTGTTATAACTACTGAATCAAACTCTGATGCACTAGCTATATTATCATTAAATATAGACTGCACATTAGAACTTATAGTACCCAATTCCACGTCACCAATTCTTGCTGTACCTGCAATGGTTCTTAAACCATCAGGACCTAAGAATATTAAGTCACCTGCAAATTCTTGAATTGTATCACCGTTGATACATCCTATATCTCTTGTTACGTCTGATACTGCAAAGTTAGAACTTGAACTACCTGTTAGTTTAAATATTCTTGTTTCACAAAATATAAATAAATCATCACGGAAAACTTTAAGTCCTGTTATTTCATCATCAACTTTAAAGCTACCTGCTCCAGACCCACTATTAAATGCATCCTCATCAAAAGGTTGACTGAATACAACTTCTTGTTTAGTAGTTGACTTACCTGCATAAAACATATGGTTCTTAAATGATACCACAAACTTAGAACCTGATACAGAACTGTCGCTTACATCTGTTGCAGCTAAACTAGAGTTAAATACTGTAGGGTCATTTGCACCATCTACTACAACAATCTTATCTGTACCATCAAAGTTAAACCGTTCAAAGTTATACTTTAATGCACCTGTTCTACCACTATCTCTGCTAGTCCACGATGAACCACCCGGAGTTGCACTATATATACTAGTACCTCTAGCAGCTAATACTACATCACCAAAGGTTGCTACCATAAGTACCTTTTCAGCCGAGCTAGATGTAAAGGGTACAACTGCTGATACATACTTAGAGAAGCCATTTATTCTTCTGTAGCCACCCTCAACAGCAGGTTCAAAGTTTTTTAACTCTAATGCTTCACCCGGTTGCATCATAAAGGTAGATTTGTTTAAAACTAAGCCACCCTCACAGTTAAAGGCTGAAGGTGCTGTTTGAGATTGGTCTGCCATTTTAACTTACTCTTAAATTTAATGTAGTACTACGACTTCCTGAATTAGATTGTGGTATATAAGTAGACCTTACATAATCATATCTATTAACTAATAGTGTTTGCATGTTTTTAATACCCTGCTCAAACCTACCAAAGTTTAATTGATATTGTTGTGTTTCACCTCTATACTGATATACAAATGCTGTAGCACCATCCACTATAACAGCGGCAAATCTATCAGGTATAGTTGTAGTATCTCCATGTGCAGACATATCTGTTGGAAAAGAAAAGTAATCATACTTTAAAGTAAATGATTTAAGTGGAAATGGATATAAAAGATAATTATTATCAGGAGTTCTAACTACAAATTCAGGTACACCACCACCATCAAACTGTGTTACAGTTACTCCACTAGCTATAGAAGCCGCTGTAGTACTATTAGCACCTCTAGTACACCCTGTAAAAGTAGTGCTAGAACCTATAGCTGTATACGTAATCTGTTCATTACCTATAAACAAAGTTCCAGTGCTATCAAAGCCTGATGTGCTTGTAACAGTTATAGTTGTTACACTATCTGTATGTGTTGTACTTGTTGTTGTACTATTTATTTCATCTTCTTGTGTAATAAAACTATTAATATAATCATTATAGTTTAATATTTTTAAATTACCACCTGATACATTTAAATCAGCATCTTTTATTATTCTAAATGTATTATAGTCTACAGTTTTTGTTGTTGCAGCAACATCATATCTAACAACCCCTGCTGTTAATGTTTTTGTTTCTATAGCATGGTTAAAAGGATACTGAAACTCTTTTTGGTTTATGTATCTTATTGATTCATTCACTGCGTTTTGACATTGAACTTGTATACCCCTAGCACTAGAAAAGGTTGTAGAAGTTAATGCAACTTCATTCAACCTTGCTATTACTTTATTTGTTAGTGTTAGGTAAGTTTCTGCCATAATAATTCCTATGTAAAATGAAAGAGCAAGTTGCCCTGCTCTCTCATATATAAGTTAAGCTAATTGGTCTCTATCAACTTCATCAGGCTTATCATCTAAGCCATGACCTGCTAAATCAATAACAGTGGCATACATTCTAAGTCTTCCTGTAGCTGGGGCGGCACCTGCAATCTTAGCATCAATCGTATCTGTAGTAGTTACGAATTGAGTATAAGTTGAAGCTCCACTTCCGACAATAGTGTTAGTCTGACCATTACTTCCTGCGGCACAAAAGCCAGCAGATGTAATATCAGCACCATCGATAATGTCATCACCTGCTGCAAAGTCCATATCAAGAGTACAACTGCCTGTGAATGCTTTCATCACTTCTGCACCTGCATTTATGACTAAAGTATTTGCAGGGATTTCTAACACCTGAAAGATGTCTCCGTCTGCAAAACTTCCACCTGCTGCTACTAACGCATCAATATCAAGGTAAGCCTCAATATTTCTCATTACGTTAGTATTTTTAGATGAAGGCATAGCCGCAATAGAGTCGGAAAATATACCAGTGGTATCTTTAGAGGTTAAATCATAAGTAGCCATTTATATCTCCCTTATCCTACGTTATACTTGGCAGTAACGATTGCTTCAGGTCGAAGAATCTTTCTACCATACAAATGCATACCACGAACAATATCAGCAAAAGAATCAGGGTCTCTATAAGTCTCTGTCTTGTTGATTTGCTCGGCAGTAGCTACTGCTGAACTATGTCCTGCAACGATAACACCAAAGTTTGTATTTTGGTTAGCAGTTCCAGATGTTCCCGGACCTGTACCTACTGAAGGTAAGTTATTGGACATATACACGTCAAAGCCATGTATCTTTCCAACAGATAAACCTGACCTTAATCCACCTGATTCACCGAAGTCACCATTTAGAAGACGTGAATCTTCATCTTTTAGTACTTCAATAAATGTTGGATGTAGAACAAGCCATCTACCATCACTGTCTACAAACTGAGTGTCTAACAATCTGCCCATTCTAGCTATAACCTGTAAAGGAGTAGCTGTAGCAGTTGCTTGTGCAGTTGCACCACCTAGTCTTGGAGCTATTGGGATAGAGTGGTCACCAGCACTAGAAGTAGTGATGTTACCAAAGCTATCTTTTCTTAACTTCATACTTGTCAACAATTCGTCTGAACCAGCAGTACCAACTGCTTTGCTTCCATTCACTACATCGTTTGCAGTGCCTGCAAGTGCATTGTTTGCTGATTGTTTAAATCCTGACAAGTAACCAAGAACGTCTTGGTCAAAGTTATCTTTAAGTCTGTAACCTGCTCTATCACTTGCTAGTGAAGAAAAGTTTACGTGACTATGAGCCTCTTCAATATCATCTATTTTAAAAGCAAAGTAGTTTGCTTTATCAATAGTTAATGTAAAGTCCTCATCGTCAAGGTCTTGAGGTTGCACGTTTGCACCCCTAGCGTATTCCTTAACGGTGATTTCTGGCTCCTTTATTATTTTAACGGAATCACCCATGTTGCTAATCTCTCCGAAATAATCAGAGTTTGTAATAGATTCGACAACGGAGTTTTTCCTAAAGGCTAACTGAACCTGCTTAGAGTAAATAACTGGGGAGAAATTACCATTGGGCAGATTACCGTAACCTGCTGCAGTTTTAAATGCCATTTTCATCTCCATTTTGAAAATTGAACAAATGCACCGAAGTGCTAAAATTTACTCGTCATCGGCTAATAACATTTGAGGTTGTACGTTTGATAGCTAATCAAGTGTAGGCTCATATTATCAGGTAGGCTTTCAAGTGTCGTGTAGTATGTGAGTTGTCCACGTGGAGGGGTCACATTATAGTTGATACTAGTTATATGTATAAATAACTATTTGTCAACTGTTTATCTAGCAGAACCAGATAAATCGTATATAAAGTTACCGGAACGTATAGCTTCCATGATTACATCAGCTTTAGCTTCATATTCATCGGCACTCATTTTTTCAACAGTAGACTCTCTAAAAGTTACTGCGTTGTTAGTTTCCGAAACAGACGTTTTGCTTTTCGTTGAGACTGCCTTAGCAGCACCTGCATCATTTGACTTCTCTTTTGTCTTACCAATTCCTTTGTCTGACTTATAGAGGTCAATAGCTCTTGCTGCGGATTTTGCATCGTTATCATTTTCATACAATGCATTTTGTATCCATTTAGGTTGTTCGTCTGCCCAATCATGGAAGTCATCACTTTCTCTTATATCTGCAAAATCAGGGTGTAGTCTTAACAATTCTACTTCTGCTTTCTCTTTAATAGAGTTAGCATCCCTTTCGTCTATTTCTTTTATTCTTTTATTTATATCTTCTGATTGCTCTTGTGCTTTTTTAGTAGCAATAGTTTCTACTATAGCAGCTACATCAGGATATTCTTTTGCCCATTCACTAATGTCCTCATCAGACTTAGGAAGTTTCATTTCTTTTTTTGTAGCCTTGCTTAGTTGATTTTTTAATTCATCTAGCTGTGCTTGAAACTCTTTTTCTTTTTCTTGAGTATGCCTTCTTAAATCTCCATACCGTTTCTTAAAAGTTTTCTCTTCAGCATTTGTAGGTTCTTCTTCAACTTCTGCTTTCGTTTCTTTAACAGATTTGGTTTCACCTTTTTGTTCTTCCATTAACTGTTTAAGTTCTTCTTCGTCTTTTTTAATTCTTTCTTCGTGAGTAGAAGGTTTATCCATAAATGCTTTTTTTCTTGGTGTAGCATCTACCACCATTTCTTGAGCTTGTTCAGCCATTTAGTTTCTCCTTGGGGTTATCGTAGCCATTATGTTGGGGGATAAGTAGCCGTATATCTAGGTTGTTATCGTGTTCCTAGTCCACGTCTTGCTGTTGCTATACCTTGTGGCTCGCCTGAACTTAAACCATCAAGTATACCTTGAGGTAAAAGTTTTCTTAATACTCTAGTATAAGCAGTTCCTTTATTAGCACGTAATACTTCTTTTTCTTCGTCATTTAAACTATTAAAGTTTTGAATTATTTCTTGTCTAACTGCTTGTTTAATCTCTTCATCCATTACCATTTTTCTCCTTGTATTGCTAATTTTGTGGATAGCATAAATTTAATAAGTGTTCCTGTAATATCTATTTCATACCAAGCTCTACTAAAATTCCAATCCCATGGTTCTGCGTGATGATTATTATGCCACCCTTCACCAAAGGTAAGTAGTGCTACCCACCATACATTAGAACTATCATTGTCTTGTTTATATCTTTTATAACCTAATGTAGAATGAGCAAATGTATTATTAATAATACTAGTAATAATCCCTATTAAAGTAGGAAGAATAAAACCGTAGTATAAACCATACGTACCAAAACAAAATGTTAATATAATTACATGTATTATAATAAATAAAAAGTAATATTGATGTAATAGTATTTGAAACTTATCTTTTAGTATATGTCTGTATTCAACTAAATTAAATTTAATATTATCATATTTATCATTTTTTAAAAACACTAATCCTTTATCAGGAGAGTGTGGGTCTTTATCTGTATCAGCATGTTTGTGATGCTCCCAATGTACCATGACCCAAGCTAGTGGACTACCTGTTCCATTTATAGAACCTAAGTATGACCCTAGTCTTTCCATCCATTTGTATCTAAATTTAAAAGATTGATGGGTTAAACATCTATGAAACGTCATAGTTATGCCTATACATCCAGTTAAAAAATAAATACTTAAAGCAATTAACCAACCATTAAGTTCTAATAAAGAAACATTAAATATATAAGGATATAAAAATAAAGATACTATTAAAGCATAATGAAAGTATTTTATTCTTACTCCTGTAGAATTAAATAGATTTGACATTTACTTTTTTTAATATTCTTTTTTGTATTAACTTACCTGTTATATATACTATTGGACTTAACAAAGGTCTTAGTATTAGTGTATTAACAGTAAACATATTACCTTTCATTTCTTCTTTTAATCCATGTGTTCTAGTATTAGCAAACCATTCTAATGTATTACGTATATATTTGTTAGTTGGCATTTGTTTTACTAAAGATAAGAATATCTTATGATATCCTAGTTCCCAAGCACTGTCAAGTTTTTTATATTTATTATACCTCATCCATACTCTATTAGAATACATAGGTAATCCATACATCCTATTCATTGCTGTACATATAATTTTACCTGTACTATCATCATCTGAATCATCGCCTACTTGACTATCTTGTGGACCTTGAGTAGGGTCTGTAGTAGGACCTGCTACATCATCTGAACCAAATGGTGATAAACCAGATGTTACGTCATCTACATTTCCCGGACTTGAAGTTGAACCTATACCAATACCAGAATCTGTATTATTTACATCTGTATCTGTTATAGATTCTATACCTCGCCCAGTATCTATAGAGGTTTTACCTGTAGGGTCTGTTGTTGTAGGAGTGTCTATATCTGGAGTTATATTTATATTTTGAATACCTTTACCTTTATCTATAGAGGTTTTACCTGTAGGGTCTGTTAGAGATGTAATACGACCCTTTTCATCTCTACTAAATACTGTACCTTTACCCGGACCCATGTTATATCCTACTATATTATTTCCTTTACCCATAGTATTGCTAGTAAATTTACCACCTGTATAAACTCCATGTTCTGTTACAGCAGTTCCCGGTCCTAAAGTCATACCGTAGTTAGGTTGACCTAAAGAATTTGTAGGAGTAAATGAATTTAATGTCTCTATAGCTGTATTTTTATCTATTGAATTTAAACCTATTGCCTCTCTTCCTTTATTCATCGCACTAAATACAGCAGGGTTAGCCATAGCATATCCACCCATATTAGCAATAGATTCTATTTCACCATGATAACCAGCATTAGCCATAGCTGTAACTGCATTAACGGCTGCACTTCTTCCTGTATATCCAGTTACTGCTCCATAGTTAATATCACTTTTATTAACATTAACACTTACACCTTTACCACTATAAACTGAATTAGGGTCAGCATTATTTATATTTCCTACATTATGACCCATAGCCATAGTTTGATTATTATTTAAATCAATCCCTAGCTCTTGAGACAAATTATTTTTATCTGTTTGATTTGTATAACCTAATGAACCTAATCTGTCAGATTGCACACTAGTGCTAATACCTTTTTCACTAGTACCTCCTAGCATTGAACCTAAAGTTTGTCCTATTGCACCTAATACATCTTTACCAAACTGACTAAAATCCGTAACTGCTTGATTTGCGTATGCTCCTAAATTAGCCATACCTCTATTTTGAGATAAAGCCATATTACCAGCACCTGCTATATCTGCTTGTTCGTCTCTATCTGCTTGTGACTCAAACCCACCTGTTACAGATGTATCCATAGCTGAATCATAACCCTCACTACCTTCACCCTCTTGTCTAACAGACGTTGTTTTTACTTCACCTGCTTTTTCTTTTTTCTCTTCTTCTTTAACCTCGTCAGCAGGAATAAAACCTCTAGGTATAGGGTATATAGGTTCACCATTAACAAAAGGAATATATAGTTCCTCTTTAGTTTCAGGGTTTACATATTTCTTTGTTTCGCTTTTTTGTAATTGTCCATATTGAGCACCTATTAAATTTTGAAATGTTGGTGTAGCTGCTGTATTTGTTGGTTGTCTATATGCAGGTCTAGCTTGTGCTCCGTATTGTATAGCAGTAGGGATAGTTACATTAGGTTGCTGGTCTTCTTTAGGTCTATCTACCTGTGGCATTTGTGTACCATAAGAATATACAGAAGGTCTTAATCCTTGTGGTGTTGCAGGATTATATTGTACTCCCGGAACTTCTTCAGGTATAACTGACGGTGCTTGTATTTGAGGTGCTTGTACAGTAGGAGTCAATCCACCTACAGCCATCTTTCTAAAAGGTGTACCATCAGGTAGTGTTGCTTGGTCAGAGTTACCCATCTGACCCATATCTTCCATCTTCTGTAAACCCTGTTTAGCTTGGTCTCTAAAACTCATAATTTTTTCTAAACCATGATATCTAACTACATCAGCAGGTAAAACAAATTCACCTTCACTAAGATTAGCAGCTATATCATCTCTTACTTCTTTTTGAGTAGAGCCAACAGGTACAGGATTATTTGATATAGGGTCTTTAGTATTACCTTGGTCTCTAAATCCACCATCTTCAAATAATTCCATTTGGTCGCTTACAGGTTTTTTAGCCATCGTTTTTATTTACCTCGTCTCTTAAATATTTTAGTCTACGTAATGCTGCAATCGCACCCTGCGTTCTATACACCGTTACCGTACTCTCTGTTTGTTCTATTGCTTTATGATGTTGCTCTATCACAGCATCTAGATATTTATTGAGTTGGTGTTGGTGGCTGACTAGGGTCTTGAGATTGCTGAGTATTTGCTTCTCCATCTCCACTAAATCCTTGTTCATTTGGTTGAGGTGCTTGACCTGTTCCTATTGTACCACCACCTGCTCCTGTGGGGTCCATTGGGTTTGCTCCTGCTACAGGTTGACCCTGTTGAGGTTGTCCTTGAGGTGGCTGAGGTCCTTGAAACTGTTTAAGTAACTCTGCCTGTAATACTGCTTCATCCATATTATTAGTAACCTTTGAGGGGTCTAAATCCATAGCTTTAGCTATTTCTCTAATAATATAATTAAACTTAGCAAACGGAGCAAGGGCAGGATTAGATGCAGTTTGTAAAAATTGCATTAGTCTTTGGCTACGAACCTCATTTGCCATTAGGCTTTCAGTTCCTCTAGCATGAA